GGTCATAGGCCGTGTTCATGTCCACGCCGAAGGTTTCGGCGTACTCCATCGCCGTGAGCTTGGTTCGCGGCACTTCACCGTGAACGGGAGTGAGATAAAGAAAGAGTGGGCGGCGCGATAAATGGGATTTTTTGGGCCGTGCCGGGAAATACTGGGATGCCTTTTTTGTAAACAGCTTGCACCACGCGCAAATGTAGATCGGTGCTGCTGCCAGCCAGTCACGTGACCTGACGAAGCCAGTGGTTGAGGATTTCCAGCACCTCATTTTTGTCTGCTGGGCCAAGGCTGCCTTGCTCTGGGTTGGCCGTCAACATACCGCGACGGGCCATGTGCTTGGTACCGAATTCGTGGAACACGGCATAGGGATCAGCAAAGCCGACCGTCACGCTGCGCTTGCCCACCTGGTAGGACAAGCCGCCGAGCATAGTGCCGTGGCGGTCGAGCAAACGGGCGTTGCCAGCGCCGTATTTTTTTGCAGCCGGGGTGCCTGGGAAGGGATAGCGCTTGCGGGTATTGGGCTGCCATGCATCCCATTTATTGCCTTCGGGGTCGGTGAACGTGCGAAAGCGCTTGCGGGTGTTGGTCTCCAGCGTGTTGCCGATCTCATCGAGCACTGGTGACAAGTCGCCCAGGCGGGCCTGTAGCTGTTGCAAATAAGAGTGCAGGACTGCATCTTGCAAAGTGATGGTCAGCATGAAATGCCTCCGGGCTATTGATTAAAATGGGTGAACCGCAAGGGGGAGACCCTCCCCAAGACGACGAGTGGACAGGGGCTTGACGCCCATGTGTGAAGCGGAAGCGCACCGCACCCCTTGTGGCCTCACTTCGTGCGCCCCGTGGTTGGTTGAGCTGACATCACCCCTGTCACGGCAGGGGAGGTCGGCAGTGTTCCCAGCGGGGCGCTTTCTATTTGCACCGACTCGACAGCGTGGAACACTTTGCGGATGTCTTGTTGCCATGCGTGCTGTCTTTAAGGCGTAAGCCGCCGCCCCCCGCCATGCTGAAACCCAATCCCATACGGCGGGTCGCTCACAATCGCGCCCAGCTTGCCAAACACACCAGCGCGCAGCAGCTCCAGGCTGTCACCGCAGTACAGCGTGGCGTCGCCGATAGTGACTTTGCGGGTGTAGGAGATGGGGGTTTCATTATTCATGTGTTCTTTTAGAATGGCCGGGTAGGCGGTTGTTTCCAATGGGAATGGTTGAGGGTTTGCAGCCCTTATGATCCGGTTCGAATCCGGCACCGCCTACTCTCTTTCTCTCAGCGGCACCATGTGCGCTTCGGATGTGATGTTGTCTACATCGACAAGCCCACCGGTTTGCACAAAGTTGGACACTATTCGGGATCGCTTACCGTTAAAGCGCCCCTTCTCGTTGTAGTTCACCCGAACAACCAATTTACCCCAGCGTGCGCCAAGATCAATGGCATAAATCAGCGCTGTATCTCTTGTGTCTAGGTAGGGCGTTGCCACCTCCAGCAAGCGCGGCAGATCACGCCACACATCCACAGGCAGCGTCGCCTCGCGGGCATCCTTTTTGTCCCGGATCGCGTGCAACAACTCCTGATCACGCATCCACACCGCCGTATCCTGCAGCTCGATGCCTTTGTCCCGCAGCGCCTGCACAGTGGCAGCATCGATGACATGCACCTGCACCGTCTGGCCAGTGGCCCGCATGGTGTCGGCCACCTGATCGACCAAGCCGTACCACTGTAGGGTGCGCTCGTCCAAAACCGTCGCCCTGATCCCCGCGCCCATCACCGCCTTGGCCACCTGCGGCGACAGTCGCGCCAGCTTCGCCTGCACCATCGCCTCAAACGCCGCGCTGCGCCCGGTGGTGCCCGCGTTGTAGTCAAAACCCGGATCAATACCCCGGGCAATACGCTGCACCTGGCCCGTGGCCGGGTTGCGCCACTCGGTGTCGCCATCCTGCGGTGCCTGCTTCCTCATGGGCCGCTGCTGCAGTGGCCCATCGTCGCCATCCTGCAAATTGCCGCGCTCCTCAAACTGCCCCTGCTCATACTCCTGCTGCGTCACCCCCACCACACGGCAGCGGCAGCGCCAGCCATTGGGCGGGCGGTGCGTAGCCCACCACGCATCATCAAGGGGCAGCGTCACGCCATGCCAGGCGCGATGCAGCGGGCGCACCCGGCCATCATCCATAGACACATAGCGCGCAAACGGGTGCGTGCGCCGATTGCGCAACATACGCTGCCACTGACCACCAGCCTGGGCCTGGCGCACATTGGTATCAAAAATCAGCTGCAGCCGCGCATGGTCAAAGCGCGTCGTGAGCAGCTCACCCGTGCGCGGGTCCGTCACCTCCTTGGTGCCCCACCAGCCAGCATCCTGCAGAAGTTTTTCCGTGCTTCTAATCCAGTCACGCCGACCCAAGTCGCCCTTCACCGAGCGGGCCAAGCTCTGCTGCAGCGCCTCCAGCAAATCCGCGCGCGCCAAGCGGCTCACCGTAAAAGCGCGGCCATGCTCCTCGTGCCACAAGTCATAGGCGCTAAACGTCTCGCCCACCAGCTCGCGCCCAGCCATGTAAGCCACCGCCTCGGCAGGCTGCAGGCTTTTGAGGCGCGCAAAATCCATCGCAACACTCATGCGCCAGCCCCTGGCAGTGCTGCCAGCTCACTCGCAGCCGCAGCAAACTGCAGCCGAGTCAGTGCCGCCGTCAAAGCCCCCGCATCCATGTGCGCCAGCACCTGAGGCAGGCCGTCAACCACCTGCTGGGCCGTCAAACCCGCGTGGTGCGCCCGATCCAAATACGCCTGCAGCGGCTCCACCATAGGCAACAGCAACGGCTGCCAAGCAGCCAACTCCTGGTCAATCGCCGCAGCAATCGGGTCAGCATCAAGCGCACGCCGTGGCTGCGCCTGACTCTGCCCCGCTGCCGCTGCCGCTGCAATCGCCCGAAAATCGCGCGCAAAAGGCACCGCAGCAGCAGCAGCCAGCACCCCGCCCTGGGGCGGCGCAGCAGGCAAAGCCGACTGCAACACCGCCTCCCCCGCCTGCGGCTGCGGAATGCCCAACTTCTCCTGCGCCCACTGCACCGGAATCTGCATCCCCACGCCCACCAGCTTAGGCAGCGCATCCGCATAGGCCGTCAGGTCTTCGGTTTCGCCCACATCCAGACAGAAAACCGGGCAGCGGCGCATGCCATCGGGGGCCAGCCCGTTCAGCGCTGCCATCGGGTACAGCAAATCGCGCGTCAGCGTGCTGCACACCTGCCGAATATCGCTGCTGCGCAGGTCTTTACGCACCTCGTTATGCACATTGCCCAGCGCATTCGTGCTGCTCTTGCCATCGGCACCGCTGGTCAGCGTGCCGCCCAAAATCACCTTCGATTGCGTGCGCTCGCACCAATTGATCATCAACTCAAACGCTGCCGGATCACCGCTGGCCGCATCCAGAAAATCCAGCTCCATGCCACTGGGAATAATGCCCGCCGCATTGTGGCCAATACCCACCAGCGCACGCAGCAGCGTCATCTTCTCCTTGTCGCTGGCGCCCGCCGGGTACTTACCGATGCGCACCGGAATGCCGTAAATCTCCAAAAACTCCGCCAAATCGCCCACCGAATAGTTTTTGAACAGATACGGCCACACCAGCTGGCGGAACATCGCCGTGCGCTCCAAATAACCGCTCTTGGCCTTGTGGATATGCGTAATCCAGCCAAACGGCTGCAGCGGCTCGCCCACACTGCCATCAGCGGCCGTCGTGTTACTGCGCAGGCGCAGTTCCTGGCGGTAGCCACGGTGTACGGTGAACCAGCTTTGCGGTCTGTGCGTGATGGTTTTGGGCAGCCAGTACCCACCCGGCTTGTGCCACTCAATTTCCGCGCACGCAAAACCCTTGCCAATGGCATCGGTCACATCGAACAGCACATCCTCAAAATCCGCCAACTCGCCCACCAGCTCAGCCAACTGCTCAGCGGCGGCTGACTCACGCGCGCTGGGCTTGTCAGGCGGCACCACACTCCACGGCACCAGCAGTGCGCGGCGGCGCTTGCCCAGCTCCGCCGCAATGTGCCCGTCCTTTTCCTCCATATCCTCAAACAGATCGAACTGCGCCTGCAAATCCCCCTGCTCGGCCTGATCGAGAATCGTCGCCAACTTCGATGGCGTCAGCCCCCGCGTCGGGTGTGTTTGCAGCTCCCGCTGCAAGTGCGAGTAATGCGAGGTCTGCGGCTGCGCCAACACAGCGCTACTGATAGGCTGGCCGTCCGGCCCCAAGATTTTTGCCATAGCAATGCTCCTCACCACCCACCCGGCTCGGGCATGGGAAAGTCCAGGTCGGTGGAATCAGTTGTTCGGTTATCGAACCCGCGCGCATGCGTTGGCACGGGGATATAGTCAATCGGTGCCGGTGGATTGGCACCCGCGTGCAGCGCCAAGGCCAGTGCCCAAAAGCGGTCGGCATGGCCATCGGGCGTGCTCTCGGCCACAAAGCGGATGTTTCCCGCTGCGGTGGTCACTTTCTGCACTTTGCGCAAGTCGGCCCGAATCTGGCCATCCTCCGGAATGCGCACCTTGCGATCCTCCATCGCGCCCTTGAGTGGGTAGGCCAGCGCCTCCTTCACCGGGCCGGTGAAATTCACCCCCTCCACCCGAAGCGAGCCAAACTTGTCCTGCGCATCATCCGCCCAGCCGATACCCAGGCCCGTGGAGTCGATGCAAATGCGGTCACAGATTTCGAACCAGGGCCACAAAATGGCCTCCTGTGCGCTCTTGCGCATCTTCTCCATCGTCTCAACGTGGCGGGTGTAAAACACATCACCCAATTGCTCCACCACCCACAGCACCGTCAGGTCTTTCTTACGGCCAATGTCCACGCCCGCAAACAGCCGCCCCTGAAACGGCCCCTCCAGGCCACGCTGCCAGGGCGTGCCGCCGGGGTACTCACACGCAGTGATCAGCCCATACTCCAGGAACTTGGCATCGTCATCCGCCGGAATACACATGTACTCCTGGTCGAAAGACTCCGCATCGGCGGCCCCGTTTTTCACAAAGTCGAAGTACTGCGCCTCATCCATGTCCTGCTGCTCGGCGTCTCGGGGTAGCGCCTGCTGCAGCTTGAATAAAAAGCCCTGCTCCAGTGCATCTTGCAGCGTCACCCGGTGCAGGCTAATGCGCTTGGGATTGCCCCCATGGCGCGCCTCACGCACCAACTGGTTGAAAAAACTGTGCGAGCCCCGGTGCGTGCTCACCAGCTCCATGCTGCCGCCCCAGGTAATGCCAGGGTAGGCAATCGCCCACATCTTGCGCTGCTCGCGGTGCAGGGCAAATTCGTCCAAGATGCGGCTACCGCGCTTGCCCGCCTGCGCATCCGGGTTGCTGCTCATGCTGTGGATGCGTCGCCCGCTGGCAAACTGCAACACATAGGCACTGTGCTTTTTCTGGGCATCCAGCACCACCTCGCCCAAGTCTTTGGCTGCCAGCCCCATGATGCCCGCCCACAGCTTGCAATCCTCAATGAACAAGCGCGCCTGAATATCGTCGCGGCTGCTCACCCACTCATCAAAGCGGGCGCCATGCGCTGCCGCGCGCTCATCGGCGCCGTAAGCGGTCGCCCAACTGATGCCGATCTGGCGCGACTTTTCCATCAGCTTGATGCGCGCATCGTCCTTGATCCACGCCGACTGAAACGGCAAAAACACCGCATCCCTATCCTTCGGAATGCACTTGGCGCGGCCCTTGATACTGCCCATCACACAATCCCCAGCGCTTCGCGGATGGCCCGCTTCGTGTCATCCGTCACACCGCCCTTGCTGCCCATGGCATCCAGCGCCGCGCGCTGCTCGGCCAGCAGGCGCTCGCGCGTGTCCTTCTCCACCTTCGCCTGAAACTGCTTGAGGTTCACGCTGGAGCGCGTCAACGTCGCAATGTTCTTGGCTGCTGAACTGAGCATGGCCACCCGATCTTCGGGATTGGCCTCGGGATCATCAGCCTCCTGCAACGCCAAAATCGCCTCGAACAACTCCGTCTGCACCAGCGCCGTGAGGGCCTCGCTGCGCGCATCCTTATCATCGCCCGCCTGCGCCTGAATCAACTTCGCAGCCTCGGTGCTGGCGCGAATGGCCGACAAACGCCGCTCCAGCTTCTGCCCATAGCGGCCAATCGCGCTGCGACTGGGCAGCTCGCCCGCATGGGCCTGTGCCGGAAAACGCGCACGCAGGTCAGTAATCAACTCATCCAGCGTCTGCCCACCCGTGGCCAGCATCGCCTCAATGTAAGTCTTGATCTCCACAGGCAGACGGCTGACAGTACTCTTGCGCCCCATAGCACTCACCAGTACTTCGCGGGCCGGGCAATCCCCGGCTCGCAGTCCACCGTGTACTCGGCCACATCCACACCATGGCGCGACAGCTCCGCGTGCCATGGCCCACTGGGCGACTTCACCACCCGCACCAACTCACGGCCATGCAGGTAATCCAGCTCACGGCGCACCTCCAGCTGCGTCGCATCTGGATACACCGACTGCGCCACCGACAAAATCGGCCCCTCCTGGGCGCCCATAGGCCGGGCATTGTTCAGCGTGAGCAAAATCAGCCAGCGCAAAGACTCGCGCCGCACCTTCGAGTGATCAATTTGCATGGGTTCCTCCTCCTGCGGCCGCGCGCAGCTGGGCGGCCTCCAGCTTGGAGCCAAGCGCGTCGAGCTTGGCCTCAATCACGCTCTGGCCCCGGATGTAGTCCTCGCGGCGCACGTAATGCAGCGGCATCTCCGCCTGCATCCTCAGCAAATCACGCTCAATGCGCTGCCACTGCGCCGCCTCCTCGCGGTTCACCGCCTCAATGCCATCCAGCCGCCCCGCCAGCGCCCGGTGGTGCGCCTCGCGCGCAGTGTCTTGCAGCGCCAGGCGCTCCTCAATGTGCCGCTGCGACTGCACCAAGCCCTGCCTGACCACTCCCCACAGCGCCCCCAGCCCGCCAAGCAACAAGCCCAGCAACTGCCAAAAATCAATCTGCAAAGTCATGCCCACCCTCCAGCGCCTGCACCAAATCAGTGTGCAGCCCGGCGCACTGGCCATAAAGCCCATACATATCCATCAGCGCAGCCGCCACGTCATCCACCTCAGCGCTGTCCAGCATCGGCGGCACCTGGCACAACTGCAGCGCTGCCGCTGGCAGCGGCCGCTGCAGCGCGGTCACGGGCGGCGCCGAGCTGGCGCACGCTGTCATCATCAAAACGGCAACCAGCGCGAGCAGCAGCCGAAGCCTTGAGTGCATTGCGAAACTCCTTAGAAAACTGCTGGTCTTGCGCCGCGCGCGCGGACATGGTTTTGCGCAGGCCCGCGCTCACCGTGCGGGCCTGCTCGATCAGCGTGGTGTGCGAAGCAATCAATCCGGTCAGCTGCTGCACCGCGTGTGCGTCTTGGCGGGCCACCTCGCCAGCGGCGCCATCCACATGGCCGCGCCAGTAGCCCAGCGCGCCCGCCGCCATGGCCACCACCAGGCCGCCCAGTGCCATAGCGGCGCGGCTCACAGCCCCGGCCCCCAAGCCGCATAGCGCGGCTGAATTACCACCAGGATGCGGTGGGGGTAGTCCAAGTTCTCGCGGCAATGCACCGACGCCCGCTTGGCCCGCCCGCACGCCGCGTCCACCT